AACGCTGTGGCGACCAATCCTGACCTTCCTTGAGAGCCTGTTGTGTATTCTCAAGAACTAGGGCAGTAGTATTGCGGCGGTAGATATCCTTGATTGCCGGTGCGGACTCATGCTCAAGAATAGGTGCCCACTTGGCAATAAGTTCTTCATTAAGAAGGTTTGGAACTTGCATTTTAGTCTCCCTTATGTCCTATTTAAGTTGATTTGGACGTTGATATTATTTAGTGAAATGATGTTTTTAACGGATTGCGGAACGCTTCATTGCAGCCGCGATGGCAGCAATTTCGGGATCAGCCGAAACAGCCTTCTTTTCGTCCGGTGTTGCGATAGGCTCGCCAGAGTTAAGAGAGTCCTCGACTAGAACCTTAGCCTTTGAACCCGCAATGAAATGAGCTTCCTTAATAATCTTGGCCTTTGATTCAAAATCCGCTAGATCGGAAGACTCAACGCCTTCTACCAACTTTTTGAACTTTTCTTTCTGTGTCTCAGTCAAACCTTCTGACATTGTTACAAGGGCAGCGACCTTGTTAGCCTCTTCGATCTTCTGGACAAGCTCAATAGACTTGCCAATCTCTTCGTCAAGCTTTGCCTTCAAGGCTTCAACTTCATCAGTCAAAGACTCTACAACATCAACCTTGTCTTCTGGAATATCAATGTAGTGTGTTTCGAATACTTGCTTTAGACCAGCCATGAGAGACTCGGACATTTCTGTGCGAAGGCCAGCCTGAATGGCAAGCTTGTTATCTTCCAAATACTGTTCTGCAACGTAGTTTAGATAAGCATCAATCTTATCTGTTGTTTCTGTCTTGAAAGCTTCTACAGCTTCGTCAAGCTTACCAGCAAACTCTTCCTCAAGCTCTGCGACCTTCTCAACCAACTGAGCGCCAACAGCCGCTTCGAACAATACCGAAGCCTGTGCCTTGAAATCTTCCGAAAGTTCGTGGCCACCGAATAGAGCCTCTACATCTTCCTTTGTCACAATAGACTTGGAAGCTGTTGTGCCTGCGGCCTTACGCTCTAGGTTCTTTTCCCACTCATTCTTAATCTTCATGAACTGAGCCATAACATCGGAATCGCCCATATTCTTGAGCGCCCATGTAATTGTCTCATACTTCTGAGAAGGGCCATCCTTGGTTTCAAGAGTTGGCATAGCCTCCGGAGCGGTATTCTTGTCGGCCTTGCGATTAGCATGTGCGTTGCCTGTATTAACAGGATCGTTTGCCTTCGCGCCATTTCCGGCAGAAGTGTCAAATTCCGCCAGTTCTGTCTTCTTCTTTGTCATTGTTTTACAACTCCTTAGAGATTTGCTTGATAATCGTTCATAATATTTATATGTTTTATTCTTTTACCATTCGTAGCAAAGGAATGCTTGTCCGGTAGTTGCACCGATGATAGAAACGTTGGATGTAGGAATACCATGCATAGGCATGGAGAACGGAGCAACGTTTGGTAGTAGTCTTAGTCCCGATGAAGTATTAGCAACACCTGTAAAAGACACGAACAAATCATTAGACGAAAGATTTTGAAGGATTAGGCCCTGTCGTGCGGCGTTTGTAGGTGCGCAGTTCTGTGCTGTGCCGCCAGTAGTAATCGTGCCACCACGATAGGTATAGGTAACAGGATTACCCATTTCAATATGATACGGAGCATGGCCAGCGCCAGTATCCTTCGTCTTGACCGCAAAGGTTGCGGCTGTGGCGTCCTTAAGGCTTACATTATCTACCATTTTATACCTTCAATTTTGCTAGGAAAGATTCAAAAATAGAGAGAAGAGCGGCTTCTTTTTCCTTACCCATCTTGGCAAGAGTCTTGATGTTTTCTTCTCTTTCGCGGGGGGTCCATACTCCGTCTTCCATAATCCAATCAATGTTTTCATTGACCATGCGGACCATGGCATCCGGAGCGGATGGATCGGTGACGATATCAGCGGCAGTTGCAATATAGAAATCGCTCTGGACTTCCATAACGCCATTATTTTCTTTGAGTGATCCTAGGCCACGAGACGAAACGCCCAAGCGACCGCCACCATTCATCATTTCCTGTGCGATGAGGCCATAAGGCGTATCGAGCACGCGAGCCTTACCGATGACATTATTGCCATCCCAATGCAGGGATTCGATAAGATGTGACACTCTTTCAGGATTGATTGTGGGGCCGGTAGGATGGCCCAATTCGCCGTAGGCTGTCTTGTTTCCGACCTTGGCTGTCATGTAACGATTGACTTCGTTTTCCATGACGGCGCGCGGATAGATACGTCCGTTCTTATTCTTGATTTCAGACTGCATGAAGATACCTTCAATGAAGAATTTCTTCTTACCGTCTACCTGTTCGGTTAGAACTTCTGCCTGATCAAATACTTCTGTAATAAATTTCATTATCCTAAGACCTTCTTTAGCTCTAGGACACAAGATGAAACGCCATCAGGAATAGTAATAACAAGGTTAGCTGTTGAATCTTGTGTCAAAGAAATTCCGGAAGCGGCCAAATCCCAATGGTCTGTTCCTTGAAGAACAAGCAAAGTATTTGCCCCGCGCGCAAGCTTGATGCCGGTAGTCGTGTTTGCAGTAGACCAAAACACGCGAGCGACAGAGAATGCCGTAACAGGATCGGTTGAGTTTGCCTGTAGGTCCGTCAACTGGATCGAGGTATTTGTAACCGCGACGACTGTTGCGCTTTGCTTTTTAAATCCTGTGGAAATAGTCATTAGTCGTCCTTAACGCCGCTTGTGTGATGAGTGATGAATTTCTTTGCGCCTTCAAGGGAAGGATGCGTTCCGAGATGGAGAACTCGACCGTCTTCACCATGAAGCTTCATGACGAACTGATCTTGGTGAAGTGCGCCGGGTTGTCTAAACATTGGGTTCGTATGAACCTGAAATGTAAACTTGCCCTTTGCTTCCTTAGTCATTCTCTTCAAGCGTCCAGAGAACTTATTGGAATCAACATCCATAGAGAAATGGCTTTCTTCGCCCTCAGTAATCGTCTCTTCTCTTAGGCTATGAGGGTGCTCGTGAGATGGTGTTTCTTTCCAGTTAAAACCAGTATCGTCAGAAACGTGCTTCACAGCTTTCTTTGGACGAATACTGTCAGATGAAAGACCGGACCAACGTCCATTCTTCAACTGTGTCTGTGGCTTAAAGTAACCACGGCTACCATCCTTGTATTCCTGATGATAAACCTTACCGGCTTCGAAACGAACGCCTTCTGTTAGGGGCGCGTCCGACCCCTCAAGAAAAGACTCGTCGCCTTCCTTGATACCCTTCCAACCCTTTTCAATATCCGTCACGGCTTCGTGGCGTGTCTTGTGGCATGGTCCCTGTGGAATAAACTTACCAACTACTGGCGACCACACATGAACCTGATGACCATGAACGTCAGACTTGATTGACAGGATATCGTTGCCTGCCTTCCAAGTATTCTCAACGATATCCTCTAGCTCATCTAGGTCCATCATGAGAACTTCGTTTAGGAAATCTTCCTCATCGGCAGAAAGGTCTTCACCTTCCGTTCGCATTTGCATGAAACGAGAAACGTAGTCACCAAATACTACCGGAGTGTGATAGCCTGCGGACTGATCATCTACGTTATCCTTGTCCGCACCACGCTTGCCTTGCTTGATATCAAGGTTAGCAGCATTGAATACGTTGTTATCCTGCACAGGAATAGACAACTTATTGAACTTGACCAACAAATGCTGGTTCAAGAATGCCTGTGACGCAGGAGAGCGCGGCTGATAAGCATAGTCGGAAGGCGATGCTTCCTCTAGCTCTTGTCTGAATTGTTCAAATGACTTCATTTCTTTCCCTCAAAACTTTTCTAGAGTATCAGCGAGACGTGCGCGAGCGGCGAGCTTCTTATTCTTCGAATGTTCCGCCTTTTTGATATCCTCTTTGGGAATCTTTTCTCCCTGTGGAATACCAAGATCGCGATGTAGCGCGCCGGGATGCTTGATGGCACCCTTGATCCAATTCTTTTCTTGAAGTTCTTTACGGAACTCTTTGAAAAGTTTCATTAGATTTCCCCACGATCCTTAGCAGCCTTACGAATAGGCTCGGCATTCTTCTTATACTGTTGCTGGCGATGGATCAAACCTTGACGCTCACCACCCTTTGCCTTAGCAGCCTGCTTAAGAACGAATGCACGTCCGCGATCTACAGGGTCCTTTACCGAGTCAACATCAACCTTGTCGAGATCACCCTTGCTCATCAACTCAGCAAGTTCTTCCTCTTCCTTCGTCAAAATCTTCTTAACGGCTGTATGAATACCTTGCTTGCGATTAGCAATAAGGCTATTACGAACCTTATTCATTGGAGACGACTTGCTGTCTGTGTCGCGTGCGTGCTCTAGGTTTTTCTTCATAACAGAAGACTTTTGAATGTAACGGCTCATAGTATCCGTAGACAACTCATCAATCTGTTCGGACTCTTCTACCGAGAAAATCTGATTGCCAATTTCCTGAAACTGTTGGTCCATAGCAGCCTTAATGCGCTCGCCAACCAAAGCATTGAAGATTTCCTTGGCGTCGGCATTCTCACCGGATACAATTGCTTCAAGCATTTCTCGTGATGTTGTCATAGGGTTCTCCTGTTAAACTGATATTATTCTTTATTTATTTCGAACCGAACTTGCCCTTTGGCTTCGGCTTAGGATTGGGCATTGGGTTAGGAGAACCTAGACCATTTGGCACCTGTGGAGAGGACGGCGCGTTAGGATTGCCCCCCGGAGCGGACGCAAATGGGTTGTTAGGATCATCGGGAGGCGTAGGTCCGAATGGATCATCTCCACCGGCCCCAAATGGATCATCCTGTCCCATCGGCATACCATCCGGCCCCATCATGCCCGCCATAGGATCGGGGTTCATGGCTTGGTCGAGTTTCTTATAACGCGGATCGGCTGTTTCTTGTTGAATCTGTTCATCAAATTCTTCAATTTCTTCATCAGATTGCTTGAAGACATGCTTACGAACATAATCATGCGAATAGTATGCGCCAACAAATGGACCGAGTGCTGTTGCTAGCTCGATACGTGAGTTCATGATTTCGTTGTCTTTTAGCTCTGCGAAGTGATTGTCTTCCTCAAACTCAAACTGAATATGACGGGACCAATCTGCCCACTCTTCCTGAGTGCAAACGCCCTTGAGGACAAGGTTCTTTTCCATAGCCTTAATAAAGACTTGGCAGAAACGCTTACGCATACGCGCAACGAACTTGGAAAACTTGACTTCATCTCGTGTAATCTCGGATGCGCGGCCAAGCGACATGCCTTGCTCCGGATCAAGACGCGAAATCGGCACACCCAAGGCGCGCATGAGCTTCTTTAGGAAGTAGTTTACGTCGGTTAGCTCACCAAGGTTTTCACCGGCTGGCAAAGTCGAGATTTCAGTTCCCTTACCGCCTTCACGACGGGGCAACCAATAGTCTTCAAGCATTGTCATGTATTTACGGTCATCGCGAACTTCACCTGTCGCGGCATCATAGACAAGGCGGTTCTTATGGCGAACCATCATATCGCGCATGTATTGCTCGGCCTTGGCCTTGGGCATATTACCTACGTCAATATAGAAAATTCGACGTTCTGGCGCGCGGGAAAGACGGTAAATAACTGTGGCGTCTTCCAAAACTCTTAGCTGATTGAGTGGCTTAATGGCTTCCTGTAGATAGGACAAAACCATTTGATTGTTTACGTCCATCAGTCCGGACGTGCAATGAAGAATAGAGTCAACGGAAATCTTAAGCGCCTGTGCGGTTTGATTTCCTATCGTTGCCTGACCGGCTGGATTATTGAGAGGGAAACCACGCTCAGAATAGAAGAAATATTCCTTACCTGTCTTGGTAAGGATAGCCCCTGTATCCGGATCGCGAACCTGAATGGTTTCACGCATTTTTCGGATTTTGCGGGGATCAATATAACGTAGTTCTTTCAGTCCGTTACGAGGATTTTCGGGGTCCTGAATGGCATGATAATAGAGACGGCCATCAATATACCATCTCTTGAAGATTTCGTATGCATCGTTATTGAAGTTGAATAGGTCTAGGATTTCTTCAAACTCTTCTACCAAGCGATCCTTGATAGGGTCTGAAACGCCTTCTAGCTTGTCGAGATTTAGTCTTACGATATAGTCTTGATCTACTACAATGGCTTCGTTGACAATATCGTCAATAGCGCCACGCACTTCCGCATGGAGGGCCATTTCTCGATAACGAGTAACCAGTTCTGATTCTGATTTGATTGTTCCTTCCAAGTCAATGTAAGTTCCATAGGAACCACCGGCAGCGATATTGACCGCGCCGTCATCTTTAATTTCAGGAGCAAACGAAACGTTGTTCGCTTCCGGCTTATTTTGTGGAAGAATTTCCCATCCAAAAAGTTTCAATGTAATACCTCAAATAAAAACGGGCTATCATTGTATTTATGATAGCCCGCTCTAGTCAGTTTATAAAGAAGATATTAGAAGTTGCCGGTTGTAGGAACCGCGTCCTGACCGAATAGACCACGGCCACCGTTACCACCGTTACCTGTAACGCCACCAACAATCTGGAATGCGTCATAAGCGAACGTTACTGGATATTCCATGATTTCTTCGCCCTTTTCCCAACCAAGCTCGACTGCGCCGATGTTGGAAGGAATAACGCCTCGGAACTCGTAAGCGCGCTGGACCTGTCCTGTCTGAGAGAACAAAGTAACCGTTGCAATGCCCTTATAGTTAAGCGGAGCGGATGTGCCTGTTGTATTCAAGTTTGACTCACGACCGTTAACAGCATTGATCCATGTCTCAAGTGAGTTACGGATAATGTAGTCTTCGTCCTGAATGACTGTGAATGTCCAATCTTCAAACTTCTCTACGCCAGCGACAACAATTTCGCGGCCGAAGTAAGGAACCTTAATAATGCCAAGTGTAGACTGTGGCAACTGTGTGGCCTTTGCCATGAACGTAATCTTACGCTGTGCGGCAGTGCCGACGCCGGGACCGGGAGTAAGGACTACGCTAAAGAGTGACGGACGGGCTCCACCAAACTCAAGCTGACCCTTCATATCGTTAATGTTAAATGACATTTTTGCTTAATCCTTTGTTGAATGAGTTGGACATTGAATCCGTGCTTATTTTATTTATAAGATTTCCGCTCTTAATCCATATGACAGTCAACAAAGCACAAAATGGGGAAATCTAGTTACATAGTATTTAGGCTTGATAAAAAAATACTCCCGCAGCACGCGACCACGGGAGTATCTTTATTTTTTATTAGGCGATGATATTACCCAAACTTACCTACGATTTCTTCGAATGCTACACCCGTGCGAACCGCTACGAAGTTAAGCTGAATGAAGTTGATCGAACGTGCAGGCTTGATGTAAATGTCTCCAACAAACTGGTTAGAGTCAATAACCTGTGGCGTATTGTTTGTGTTATCGCAAACAACGCGGAAGTCGTAGATACCACGACGGCCCTGAATGTCACGTAGGTAAGGCTCTACCAAGTTGCGGAAGTTAGCACGAGTGAACTCATCGTTGAACTCGAATAGTGTATACTTCGCAGCTACGGCAATTGCCTTTTCTAGGACAATGAACAAACGACGGACGTTAATGCGGTCGAATGCAGAAGGCTTAGACAAGCAAGTCTTATCTCCGTAGAGAACAGTTCCGTTGCCGGGGAATGTCACTACAGGGTTAACACCGGCCTTGTAAAGCACGTCACGACGGGCCTTATCAGGGTTCCAAGACAACTTGATAATATTCTTGATCTGGCCACGGTTGAAACCGGCTGGCGACCACCATGCATCGCGAACGTCATCTGTGCGGGCCGCAGTTCCGGCAATATCGCCGTTGAGAGGAACCCAACGGTATACGTCGTTATAGCGGTCATACTGATACTTGTAGCCTGAGTCCATGACAGCATAAGAAGAGTCACGAACAAGGTTCTTAAAGGTAACAACGGCTGTTTCGGGAGACTGTGCAGAGTTAACAACCGATCCCTGATCAGGTGACAAGAATACAACGCAATCCTTACGGTATTCTGCGATGTTATCGATCAAGTAGTTAGCCCACTGTTCGCCCTGAATACCACCACGAGCCTTACCTGTTAGGATAAGTGATACGTCCACGTCTTCGGAAGACTTGAACTGATCAGCCGCCTTAGCAAGGTTTGTGATTGGTAGTGTTGTTTCATCGTAACCGTCTGTTCCGCCAGAGAATGACAGAGAGTAAGGCGTTGTGTTTGTTGCAGCAACCATGTTAAGCGCAGTGTTCGAAGGCGAACCCGCACGGTCAGAAGCCCACCAAACATACTTCGAAGAGTTGTTTAGGACGTTCTTATAGTAAAGCGAACCACCTTGCTCACCCAAAGCATCCGTAGCACGGGAAATGTGAGGGAATGCCTCAAGTAGTGTTCCGCGTGTTCCTGTGAATGTTCCGTTGTTATCGATAACGAGAACGTGCATTTCGTCACCAACACCACCACGAGCGGCTGTGTAACGAGTTGTAGACGGAGCGGCGTCAACTAGAGAGTAGAACTCCCAATAACGAGTGAAGCCGATTGTAGATGTGTTTGTTGAAGTCAAAGTAACGTTTGACGACAATGTGTATAGTGTAGCAAACTGTAGGTTAGCAGAAACCGCAGATGAGTTAACACCTGTAGGAGAGCCAGCCTTAACAGTCAACTTCAATCCCTGTGTGCCGATTGTTGAGTTACCGGCAACGATAATGTCGCCAAGTGTCAAGGCAGCAAGGATTGTATTAGCAGCCGTGTTAGCGTTAGCAACGTTAGCAGCGGAGTCAACGGCTGTAAGAGTAGCAACGTTTGAGCCAACACCGAACGCTAGTGTAATTGTAACGTTTGAGCCACCAAAGAAGTTCGAAGTAAATGCGCTCGCAGAGTCGCAAACTGCAATCTTCAAAGAGTTGCCGAGAGAGCCGGGATACTTCGCAACATAGGCAGTGTTACCACCGTTACCGATAGTTGCTGTCTGGTTCTGGTAGTCGCCCGTGTTCTTAACGAATACGTTAGCGTTTACAACGTTCGAACCGGCCGCAGCATTGAAGCAGTTCGCAGCCGCACGAGAAACGTATAGAGAGTTTCCGTAAGACAGGAAGTTAGATGCTGTGAAGTATGTTTCGAAGTTTGATGAAGTTGGCGCTCCAAAACGAGTCGATAGATCGTTATCGCTCGATACTAGAGTGCGCTCTTCAACAGGACCCCACATGAATACACCGGCAATAGCGCCGGTTGTCGTCGAAACCGCAGGAACGATGGTTGTTTCATCGAACTCTGAGATGTTGACATTTGGACTGATTGAAAAAGCCATTGATTTCTCCCCTAATGAAAATAAAGAGTCACTTACATTATCTTCCAATATTTATAATATTCGAGATTACAAGCCCTTTTTCTAAAAACTGAAAGAAGACCCTTCCTCTTCATAATCTTGGTGACTATCAATCACTCCAAATCCTGTAATATCCTGTTCTATGTAGTCAATATTGTCTTTGTAGAGCCTTTCGCGAACGTCCGTATCGGTTGAATCCCTGAAATAGTGCTGAGAGGCCATCCAACCGAAAAGAACCAAACTCATCACCAAATCGTCATTATAACCCTCTTCGGCTATATACTGTTGTTTATCCGAAACGAAAGTGAATAGTTCCTTGATAATCTTCTCATCGCGTAGGATGAGCTTATCTTGCTCAATCAAAGCTTTTAGGTTTGTGCAGCCGATTCTTTTGACCTGTTTATCCATACGGACGCCAAGTCTGGATTCTCCACCAAAGCCTCCACCGATTCGCTGGCCACCCTTGCCTTTTAGTGAGGTAGCCAATACGCCTTCATATTCCAAGTCATGAAGTAGGATAGTTGCTACCTGTTGTCCTGTAGACATACACTCTACCAAAACAATAGCTTCATTATACATTCGGCAAGCATTATAAATGACATTTGGCAATAGTAGATGGTGAAGCCTGTTATTATGATAGGTCGCCACCACTCGATACGGCATAGAGGTTACATCGATAATACAGAAGGCATGATAGTCCTGCCCCAAGCCTTCGGACGAGTCCACGCAACAGGCGTAGCCATGACCCTTGATGGGCTTTTCGAATACAGTAATATCCATCGTCTCATAGATGGGCATATCGAAGGTGAGCGCGCCTAGCTTATCACCGGAGATAAGTGTATTGGTCGAACCTAGGAACTCAGTCTCAAACTCTTGTTTAAACTGTCTTTCCGTTGTGTTTCTGATTTGCTCTTGCTTCCATGCCTCGTCTCGGCCTTGGATATCCCACCAATAGGAAGCATGTCTTACATAAGAATTTCGTCCTAACTCAGAATCGTGCCAGAACTTATAGAACAAGTCCATTCCGTTAGGCGTGGAAGTCATGATAATTTTTGTTGTCTGACCCGAAGTAATAACCGGATAAGTCGCGGTATAGAAACTTTCCTGAATGTTCTTCTCAACGAAGGCAAACTCGTCAAGAT